GAATAGGACAAGGTACGGGTGGAAACGGAACTGCAAACACCGGAGGCGGCTCAGGTGCTGGTTCGAGCCCAGGTGGGACAGGCGGTTCTGGTGTTGTTATTTTAAGACTACCAACAGCTGATTATAGCGGCACAACCACAGGAAGCCCTACAGTTACTACAGATGGTAGTGATACAATATTAACTTATAACGGAAGTGGTACTTATACACATTAATGGAATACACTCAAACAAATAGTACATTGTTGGATATTGATGTGGTATATTACATTGTAAAACCAAATGAAAATGAACTTTAACGATATAAAAATATTAGGTATTAATAGTTTGGTTTTAGGAGTATCTATGACTGAAATAGATATAATACTAAAAATTTTATTACTTTTAGTATCAATTGGATACACAATCCATAAATGGTACTTAATGTATGGAAAGAATAAGTGAACATATATCATACAGAGAAGCAATCAAATCTAATACTGCTTCCCGACTAGGGATAGATAATACACCAAGCGATTATGAAATTACTAATATGGTTGGCGTTGCTTTTAATGTTTTCGAGCCTCTTAGAAAATATGTAGGTGGCCCTATAAGAATCAACAGTTTTTACAGATGTAAAGAATTAAACCGAGCTATCGGCGGAAGTTCACGCTCGCAGCATTGCGAAGGTCGAGCTATTGACCTAGACGATACACTTGGCTATAAAACAAATGCGGAGATGTATCAATATATAAAAGAAAATTTAAGCTTTGACCAGCTCATATGGGAGTTTGGTGACGATACAAATCCAGACTGGATTCATGTAAGCTATGTACATCCTGATGAAAACAGAAAGCGCTGCCTTAGAGCAGAGCGAATAAATGGTAAAACTACATATCGAGTGATATGAGCAAATCTAAAAAACCATTTAAAGAAACTGGTGTTGGTAAGTTTCTCATTGAAAAAGCGCCTTCGATATTAGGTATTGTTGGCGATGCTATACTTCCAGGCAATGTTATATCAGAGCTTATCAGTGGAAACAACGAACTTAGTGAAGGTGACAAGCGAATAGCTCTTGAAAAATTAAGACTAGAGCGCGCAGAGATAGATGGCGTAACTAGACGCTGGGTTGCAGACTCTGGAAGTCAAAGTTGGCTTGCTCGTAATGTAAGACCATTAACTTTAATTGTGTTAGTAGGAGCGTATGTAGGAGGATGGTATATGGGTCTTGAAACATCCGATACAGCTTCTCTTCTCACATGGGTCCTTTGTGGGTACTTTGGCGCTAGAACGGCAGATAAGATAGGCGTAAAACTTCCAGGGAAATAATCGTTATATTTGTATTAATAAATTTAATACAATGCAAATTAGAAAGATATCTATAGGCACGGACTATAAGTCTAGCGCAATGCACTACATTGTAGGACAAGAAATACTCGGAGGTTCTCACAGCATTCATTTAATAAAAGAAGACGAGCAGAAAGGCTCAATAAAAATATGGATTCAAAAATCGGATGAAATATTTTTATGGAAAGAGTTTAATTCAAATATGCCGATTTCTGTAGAATATAATATAAACTTTTAATGAGGTCTCCTTTTTATTTTATAGTAAAACCCACAAAGGGGAAAAGATATAACAACTCAAAAGATATAGGTGGTGTTGATTTTATAACCAGTACCTCAGAGGAAAACCACATGGCTTCTAATAGAGAAGCTATTGTAGTTTCTACTCCTTTAGGATACGAGGGAAATATAGAACCAGGAGATATTCTTTTAGTGCATCATAATGTATTTAAGTATTATTATGATATGCAGGGAAGGCAAAAAAGCGGTAAAAGTTTTTTTATGGATGATTTGTTTTTTGTGGACAATCATCAGTTTTATATGTATAACAAAAACAATAAATGGCATTGCCATGATAAGTATTGTTTTGTAGAGCCAGTTCCTGTTACTGAATCTTATATACACAAGCCTTTTGCCGAAGAGCCGCTCATGGGTAAAATGAAATATATAAATAAAACATTACAGGAGCATGGCATAAAAGAAGGCGACCTAGTTACGTTTCGACCAGATACTGAATATGAGTTTAATGTAGATGGGCAAAAGTTATATAGAATGTATGACCACCACATTACAATGTCTTTATGAAACACACTATAAAATGTAGTCAGTGTGATAAAACATTTACTGGTGGTTATGATTATAGAATGCACTGGGAGGAAGCTCATTTAGATAATGCAATAAAACAAAATGAAATCAGAAGAACTCAAGAAAAAAATAATTGAAGCAGGAAGAAAAGCTGTTGAACAGCTTATCAAAGTTGCTAAAGAAGATATTATTAAGCACGACCCAGAAGATGAACTGGCGGCAGACAGATTGAAAAATGCAGCAGCAACAAAAAAGTTAGCTGTATTTGACGCTTTTGATATATTAAACAAAATAGACCAGGAGCAGGAGAATATAAACTTATCAAATAACACAGACGCTAAAGTTGAAACAAAACAAGGATTCGCAGAAAGACGCTCAAAGTAGTATCTATAAAGTTTTAGATGGATACATACCTAAAGGTGTGTTGGCTAATAAAAACAGAGCTAAGACCTGGGAGTATGGATACAATGATAAGTATGACTTTGTTTGTATTTCTAGAAATGGTGCGCTCGGAGATGTTGTAGAAATATCAGGGCTAAAAATAGGCTTGCCTGTAGCTCCTAAAAATTGTTTCTCAAGGTCTAAAACTAAATCAGAACAGTATTGGGAAAGACAAGAACTTCCTAAAGAACTATCTAGGATATACTCTATATTTCAGTGGAATGAAATGCCAACTGCATTCAAATCAAAGTGGGTAGATTATATTGAGTCTGAGTTTGACAGTAGAGAGGAGGGTCATTGGTTTATGAATAATGGTAAGCCAACTTATATTACTGGCTCACATTATATGTACTTGCAATGGTCAGCAATTGATGTGGGGTATCCAGATTATAGAGAGGCTAACAGAATATTTTATATTTTTTGGGAAGCGTGTAAAGCTGATAAGCGAGCTTTTGGAATGATATACCTAAAAATTAGACGCTCAGGGTTTTCATTTATGGGTTCTTCAGAGTGTGTGAACGCAGGGACACTGGCAAAAGACTCTAGGGTAGGAATACTATCAAAGACGGGAGCGGATTCTAAAAAGATGTTTACCGATAAAGTAGTTCCTATATCTAACAGACTTCCATTCTTTTTTAAGCCCATACAGGATGGTATGGATAAACCAAAGACTGAATTAGCTTTTAGAATACCGGCCTCTAAGATTACAAAGAAAAATATGTATGATAGTGTTGATGATGAGCTTACAGGACTTGACACCACTATTGACTGGAAAAATACAGACGACAACTCTTATGATGGAGAAAAGCTTATGCTCTTAGTTCACGATGAAAGTGGAAAGTGGATAAAGCCAAATAATATACTTAACAACTGGAGGGTTACTAAAACTTGTTTGAGGTTAGGTAGTAAGATAATAGGCAAGTGCTTAATGGGCTCTACCTCAAATGCTCTTGATAAGGGTGGTAGTAATTTTAAAAAGCTTTATGAGGATTCTGATGTAACTACGAGAAACGCCAACGGACAAACTAAAAGCGGTATGTATAGTTTGTTTATACCTATGGAAATGAATATGGAGGGCTTTATAGATATATATGGTCAGCCTGTTCTTAGAGCTCCTAAAGAAAAATGTAAAGGTGTTGATGGTGAGTGGATTACCAATGGAGCTATAGACTACTGGCAAGCTGAAGTAGATTCATTAAAATCAGATGCAGATGCTCTGAACGAATTTTACAGACAGTTTCCAAGAACAGAATCTCACGCATTTAGAGACGAGAGTAAATCTTCTCTTTTTAATCTTACAAAGATATACCAGCAGATAGACTACAATGACTCTTTGATATTAGAACACCACTTAACAAGAGGAAACTTTTATTGGCAGAATGGTATTAAAGACACTAAGGTTGCTTTTAGCCCTGACAAAAGGGGTAGGTTTTTAATTAGTTGGACACCATCAAAGGGTTTGCAGAATAATGTTATTGAGAGAAGAGGTATAAAGTTTCCAGGAAACGACCATATGGGAGCGTTTGGATGTGACTCATACGATATATCTGGAACTGTAGGAGGCGGAGGCTCTAACGGGGCATTACACGGAATGACAAAGTTCAGTATGGAGGAGGCTCCTGCTAATGAGTTTTTCTTGGAGTATGTGGCTAGGCCACAGACTGCTGAGATATTTTTTGAAGAAGTTTTAATGGCG